CCTTAAGGATAGCCTACGGGATTACGCGGTCCGGGAGTAGGCGCGGAACGTAAACGTGAATTGTATCGGGAACACGTCGAATATCTCCTCGTCCGGGAACGTATATTCGTAGTCCACCGTGTCCCACGACCCGATAGAAAGCCCGTTCGCGGACGCCTCCGTGTCGTCTCGAACGTCCCGGAGGATCTGAACCACGTCGTCTTTGAGTTCGACCCGTCGGGCGTGAGAGTCTATTACTTTCGCCTCCGCGAACACAGCGGAACCGTGGTCCAGCGTCGTCCGCGCCCCTCTCCAATTCTCGAAGTGTTCGGACGTGTCCGCTATCAGGATATACTCGTTCGTCCCCGGAGGGACGCTTTTCTCGTCTCGACGGACGCGAACCACGTCCGGTTTCCCGTTCGAGTAGTTCGCGGCGTCCGAGAGTAGCGTTTCTATGACTCCTGTAGTGTCGTGGTCGGGATCTACCATTTCTATTTACCCTCTTTCTCGAACGAGTTTTCCCCGTTCAATTCCTGAACGTCCACGTAGCCGGACTGTAGGAGTCCGCCCGTGTCCGTCGCCTCGTCCGCTACTATGTCCTGTGAAACGCCGAAAGCAAAGTCCAGAAAGTCCCGCATTATCTTGAACGGGGCGGACGGGTCCTCCGAGTTCGCGTAGGGCGTCTCTATGGAGTCCAGCGCCCCCTTTGCTTTCTCCATACTCCTCTCCATAAACCGGACCGCGACGGTCCCGTTCTTTGCGATAGCGTTCACGACTAACCACGCTACCGCGTCTTTCCACTCCGAGGTAGTGACCTCCGAGGGATCCGATACCGCGGCGTCTTTCATACCCGCGTCGAGGTCGTTCCACTTTCGGTGAACCCACTCCCGGATAGGCGAGAACGGAGGAGAGGTCCCGGCGTAGGTCGTCTCCCAATTGACATAGGGGGCGTGGTCCGCGGTATAGCCGTAAGCGCCCTCTACGTCGAACCCTCGACGGATCTCCTCTAAGGCGTCGTCGTTCAGATCCGTAGAGACGTTAGCCATTACGGAACCGCCCTCCTGTGTTCCTGAATAGCCTCCATAGCGTCCGACCGGAGACTGTCCGCGGCGTCCGTGAGGTCGAGATCCGCCTCCGAGGAGGTCCGGAACATATCTCCGAGAGAGTCCATACGGGCTATGTCCGAGGCGACGAGTTTCCCCACAGCGTCCCGGAGGTCCCCCGGGACGGACGAGGAAACGCCCTCCGTCGTCGTCGCGGGGTTCGAGGTCCCGGAGACGTTCCCGTTCTGGACCTCCGTAGCCGCGGAACTCTCGTCCGGACCGTAGCGGTAGTTCACCCGGGCGGTAGCGTCGTCTACGAGGGCTTTCCCGTAGGCGGAGACGTTCCCGACCGTAACCGCGTTTATGTGGATCTTTAGCCGCCCACGGTCGGGTTCTATGATATAGTCGTCGTCGGAGAGAACCGACTCGGACGCCTCTCCACCGCTACTCGTTAGGTCGTCGTAGTTCCGTCCGCGGTAGAGGACGAGTTCGGTTATACTCTCCACGTCCAGCGCGGGTAACTGAACGATAGCCCACGCGTCCGCTACCTTTGTCGGATCTCGGAGACGCCGCCCGGAGGAGTAGCGACTCCGCCGCCTGTGTCGAGAGTGTTTCTGTAGGTGAGAGAGTTTCACGGGGCGCGTATGTGTCGCCTCCCGCCGCCTCCACGCTTTGTTAGTCCGAGAGTCCACGAACTCCGTCCGGTCGAGTAACATACTGATAACCTCCGACTCCCCGGGGTCGGAGAACCCGTCCCGGTTCCGGACGTGTTTCAGAACGTCGTCCGGGGAGGCGTAGGGAACCTCGTCTACTACGGTCGAGGGGATAGCCATTTCTTAGACGCTACTCCCCGGGGAGTCCTCTAAAAGGTAGGCTACGGAACTCGTTTAAGAAAACGGGAGGGTTCGGGAACTCTACTGTTCGACTACGAGGACGTTCACCGTGTCCGTCGAACTCCCGGATCCGTCCGAGATAGACGCCTGTGAGGTCCCCGCGGACGCTACGCCCGCGTCGTCCGGCGCGGCTTTCGCCGTAGCCGTAATGTAGGGTTCCGCGTCGAGGTCCCCGTCTACGCCGGGGAGGTCCGCGGAGTAGTCGAGAGTGTAGGTCCCGCTGGATAGCGTGACCTGTCCAGCCCATACCCGCCCCGATCCGGGAACGGAGGGATCCGCCCGGGCGTCCGAGATCTTTTTGAAAGCCATATCTCGTTACCCTTTAGGCGACGTTCTCGACGCGGTGGAGGTGGTTGATACCCTCTCCGACGAGGGTCCCGTAGGCGTCCACCGCGAACGTTTCGGTCGGTCCGGTCTTTGCGAGAGGGTGGAGGGTAGCGTCCTGTAGCATACCCATATACCACCCGGAGAGGTCCACACTCCACAGGTCCCGGGACCCGGCGGAGTTGTTCACTCCGTGGGACTTGAGGACGGGCGTCCCGTCCACCATAAGACTCCGGAAACCGAAGTCGAGTTCGTCCCCGGGCGACTCGAACCGCGTAAAGTCGTCCAGTTCCTTTTTCAGGTCCGTGAGGACGCTGTGGGTCGTGATGTGAACCACGGAGTCGAGGTTCGCCCCCTGTCGTTCGAGGGTTTCCATAGCGTCGTAGATGTCGTCTACGGAAATGGTCGAACCCGTGAGGTCCGTAGTGAGATCCGGGGAGGTAGTCGAGATAAGGTCCTCGAACCCCTCGAACCCGGACCCGTCCGCGTTCGTCCCCTGAATCATTTGCGTCTCCTCGTACTGACGCATAGCCCGCATCATAGCCTCCTCCGTGGTCGAACGGGTGGAACGGAGACTCGACGCCGCCAACTGAACGAGGTCCGTTACCTCGGACTCTCGACCGTAGGGAACCACGCTGTAGGAGTGGTTCGCGTAGGTGTCGTCGGACTCCGGGTAGGGACCCGTCTCACCGAACGCGGAGACGGACCCGACCGCGGTCTGTTCGTCCGCCTCGACCGTCTCCTCCTGAACAGCCACCCGCGGGATCATATCCGCGAGAGGCGTGTTCTGTCCGGACGAAACGTAAACGTCCGGGGAGACGAAAATCGGGAGGCTGAACGCGGAGGTGTCCATCGCCTTCTTTACCTCCTGTTTCGCCTCCCACAGGGTCATATTCTGACCCGGGCGGAGTCCGTTCCACCGCTTGTAGATCTCGTCCCACCCGTCTCCGGTAAGACCGTCTCCGGAGAACAGCGCGGACGGGTAGTGGACCGCGTTCTTTTTGACGGGTCCACGGGTCGAGAACCCGTAGGGGTCCGAGTAGAGGACCTTATCCGCGTCCGGGTTCCCCGTTTCCTTTCGGACCGTTTCGTGGAGGTCCCCGAACGCCGAACGGTGGGCCGCGGTCGGACTGTTGTAGTAGGCCGGGCGCGACTTGACTACCTTCCGTTCCGTCGGGAGTCCGTTCTGTGGTTCAGCGGACATTAGTCCACCCTCCCCGCCGCGGTGATACCTTCCGTCGAGGTCGAAACCTTACCGTCGCCCGACCCGCTGGACTTTTCCACGTCGTCCGGGGAGGTCCCGGACTTAGCGCCCTTTCGGACGACCTCCTCCTCGGAGTCGCCGTCCGCGGACTTTTCGAGGAGTCCCGCCTCCTCCATATCCGCCCGGAGTTCCTGAACCGGATCCGGTTCGTCCTCCGTCTTAGCCGCCTCGTCGTCGTTCGTCTCCTCCGCCTCGTCGTCCTCCTCACCGTCGAGGAGTCCGACCTCTTTCTGAACCTCCTCCACGTCGGAACGGAGGTCGTCCAGTCGAGAACCGTGTTCCTCGACGGACTTAGCGATACCTTCGGTCGTGTCTCGGATCTCTCCGAGGAGTTCGGTAGTGTCGTCGTCCATAGTTGGACCGTCGTCGTCGTTCTTAGCCTGTTCCTCGTCGTCTCCCTCGTCCTCGTCGTCCTCGTCGGACTCCTCCTCGACCTCCTCCTCCTCGGAGGAGTCGGAGTCCTCGGACTCTCGAATAGGGATCTCGACTCCACCGACCTCTACTGTGTCGTCCAGCGCGTCGAGATCCGCGTCCGCCGCCCACGCGAACATATCGCTAAGGGCTGTGTTCTCGACGGTAGAGTTCGGGTTCTCGTCTACGTAGGCGCGGATAGCCTCCGCGAGGTTCGCCAAAGCGTCCGCGCCTAACTCTTTGAGTAGGTCCTGTCGTTCGTCTCCCATACGTAGGGAAACCCGCCTCGTTCCGAGTTCAGCCCGGGGCGGGGCGGGCGTCTGTTCGTCCGAGGGGGATCCGTCCGCGTCCGTCGCGGATTTACGCGCCCGTCGGAGGGCCTTTCTTTGCTTTTCCGTGAGGAGGGCGTCCGGGTCGAGGGACGCCGCGCCTCCGTAAATGGAGAAACCTGTGAGTTCCCCGTTCTGGACGCGTTTCCACGCGTCCTTTTCGAGTTCGACGCCCATTATCCACGTTCCCTCCGGGTAGGATCTCGTCTCCCCGTCGGGGGTCGTGAACTCGTCGGGACCGTTCCGAACGATATAGGACTCTACGGGAGTCCCCTCTCCCTCAAAGAGGGAGTGGTCCGCGTCTACTTTCCTATAGTTTTTCATATAGGAGTGTGCCGCGGACTCTATCTCCGGTTCCGGAACTAAGTCGCCGTTGGCGTCCGCCTCACCCGGAACGAGAACCGCCGCCCACACTTTCCTCTCCGCGGGGGCGTCGTCGGACCCGTCCTCGTCGGACAGGTCCTCGTCGTCGGAGAGTTCGTCCTCCTCTTTGAGGAGAACTACGTCTCTCGTCTCTCCGAGTTGGTTCTCTCCGGGGGTCCAGTCGTTCTCGTCCGCGTCCGCGGACTTTGCTAACAACCACTCGGAGTCCTGCGCGGGTTCGTCTACGACGGAAACATACTCTACCTGTAGTCCGGCTAAGATAGAGTCGGGAGAGGCGTTTTCTATCGCCTCGAACCCGTTTTCCTGTAGCCACCCACACAGCGCCTCCGGGTCGTCTACGGAGGGTCCCTGTCCGAGGGTGGAAACACACTCCTCGAACCCTCCCGGAAAAGCCTCCTCAAAGGACTGTGGCATTTAGTGGAACCCTCGTAGGGCTACCTTACTCCGGAGGGGTCTTACGTATAAGGCGGACCGGACCCCTATACAGTCCGCTATACACTACAGCCCATTAGTGTCCAGTACC